CCAAACGAATCACCAGCCCCGCCAATGACCCTCTGGTAGCTGCCATCCACAGTAAGCGGCACCGCCTCAACACTCACCTCAAACGGCAGGCCATTAGGTGTCCAGTCAGGGATAGTGGCGTAAGAGTCAACGCCGTTGAAGGTTAGCCGCCACTGTTTGCCGCTGCTAGAACCTACTCCTCCAACTTTTCCTACCCAACTATTAAGCATAGCTTAGTCCATCTCGGTTACATTAACGGGAGCATCTGTGGTGATTGTATCACCGTAATCTATCCGCACATATTCGATAGCTCCAGCCGGAAGGAATACAGTGGCAGTGGAGTTGATTCCATAATTAGCATCTGCACTGGTAGACAGACGGATAATTGTAGAAGTGAGGGCTGAAGAGGTGCCATTCACAGATACAGCATCCCGAGGTCTAAGGGCCGGGATGGGTTGTGAGTTCACATCTTGTTGGAATGTAGGCATTTGTATCTCCTGATTAAGTCTGTTGTATTTCGGTTAGTCTCTCGCCACGTTAGTGATGCTTCATACAACCAACTTGCGACCTTCAGCAGTGACCGAGCCAATGGCAGGAGCAAAAGTATTGCCTGTTACTTCGTCCAAATCCCATGCGTGAGTCGTGCCAGTTGGGTATGTTACACCATCATCATCCGTAGCCACTACAGTACCGTTAGCAATCCATAGACGCTCAATCTGACCTTGCCAGCCAGTATTGTCGTAACTGTAGCTTGTAACATGAACATCCCTATTCACTGGATTAGAGAACTGCAAGTCTAGTACATTAGCACTAGTAGCGTCCCAGTAGCTTGAGATGCCGTAGTCATAGTATTTAACACCATCAACATAGAAGCTCAAGGTTGTTCCTGACAATGTTACACGAACAACAGCACCAGCAGGGAAACCGTTTGCTGGAATTGGGGTTACTTCTGAGCTGTCATAAACCTTACTTGCACCATTACCAACAAGCATTTCTGAGTATGTATCACTGTGACCTATAGCAACTGCCATCCAGTTACGTCCTTCACGGCTGAACATTCCACGCCCCATACCATCTTTAGGCCACGGATCGACAAGGGTAAAGCCAAAGCTATGGTTGCCAGCTTTAGTCAATACGTTATCTAGTGAAGCATCTTGTCCAAAGTGGAGGTACTGGAAGCCAGTACCCCAATGCACATCTGTCCGATCACTGGGGTAGCTAATACCATCAAGAGTAACGTCCTCAGCGATAGGCGAAACAAGATCATAAGTAAGACCTGTATTGATGTCTGTTGACACACCATCAGCCAAAGTAGATGGATCGGTTGATGAATTAATAAACACCACCCAATAGGTGTAGCCTGTAGGAAACAGAAGGTAGTTCCAAGTACCGTTACCGTTATCTTTTACATAGATTGGTTTTGTTGCATCTGCAATCAGTGTTCCGTTGCCTGTGCTTGTTGTTCTGCCGTGGAAAGTTGTCTTAAGGTAGTATTCGGTGTTGTTAGTGTTAGACGTACTGATACGCATGAACGGATACGGGTTCAAAGTGTTGGTAAACTCAAGAATACCTTGAGAAGCACGAATCTCCCAGTCAATCTGATGTTCGGACGATGTACCCGCAGGGTTTGATGCTGTCACAAAGAAAGTGCCAGAACCAGTTGCCCCTGTAGTCGTATAAGTAATTACACCTGTAGTAGTGTTAAAACTAAATTCACTCGGCAAGGTTCCGCTAGATACCGCCCATGCAGTAAAAGGCTCAGACCCAGACAAAATAATTGGTTCAAGTGTGCCGGAGCTATTGACGTTGACTTCTGCCGCTGGATATGCAAAGGTAGGAGCTGTAAAAACATCTGTGGTGAGCATCCAGTCAACTCGGGAGTCAGCACCACCGCCTCCTCCTTCTACCCACTCTCCGTCCTGACGCACGTACTGTGTGCCATCACTAGGTGCATCAGCTATCCCGCTTGCACCTTGTCTAAGGACAACTGTGCTTCCGTCTGCATTTTTTCCCAGTGACCACGGAAAGTCCACACTGATTTCTTTCTCATCGGACAATGTGAAGACGATGGAGTCATCTGCTCCGAGGTAGGCATCAACAACACCAACCCCGTCTTCACCATCCTCTCCTTGTGGCCCGGACTCTCCCGGCGCTCCATCTGCCCCTCTAAGTCCCTCTGGGCCTTGTGGCCCCTTCTCTCCTTTCGGGCCTTGTGGCCCCCTATCTCCTTTCTCACCCTTTGGCCCTTCTGGGCCTTCAAGTTCCTTGATGTTAGTTATCTGGTCTTGTAGGTGCTTTAGCAGGGTTAGTATGGTTAAGTTCTTCATATACCACCTTGCCCTCCTGCTTGCTGCGTAAGCTGCCTCATCAGTTCAGCCTCTGCCTCTGCATCTGGGCCTCCTGATTGTTGTGTAAGCTGCCTGATTAGTTCAGCTTCTGCGTCTGCCGCAGTTTGCTTCTTAGCTTGCTCTTCCTTCAGAGCAGTCTCACGCTCCCTTAGGAGCAGATCACCCAGCTTGAGCTTCCTTTCGAAATCTGCGTCCACCTCTCCATCGTTGTTCATGTCGCTGTACTTCAGAGCTGTCTCAGTGGGCATAAGCTCACTCTCTATCTTGTACTTGTTTGCTCTAGCAAAGCTCTCAGCGGCTTGAGAATCCAGTACAAACAACTGCTTGTCGAGAATCTTGTTCTGCTTCTCTTTCTCTTCTTGTGCAAGCTGTTGTGCTTTCGGGTCAGGTTTGCTCTGTTCTTGGAGTTGTTTTATGATTTGCTCACGGTTGGAGACATTCATATGGTCAATCATAGCCTCCAGCACAATGCTGTGTGCCGGGGTTCCCGGTGGGATAGACTGCAAGATTTGACCCAACTGCCCAACCTCATACTCTCGCTGGATTACACCAAGAGAGGAGATAGGCACAAACCTGTAATCAGCTACAGGGTATTCCTTCGGAGAGAACTGCATATACCGCCATGCTGCCTTCCTAATCAACGGGATAAGGAAGTTCTCTTGGAAGTTCACCAGAGTACGCTTCTGACGCTTGATGAGGGCTGACAGGCTCATAGAGATACCCGCTGCCGTAGCCTCGCCATTGATGTTACCTGCCAGTCCAGCACTGTCTACAGCGCCCGTGGCCTGTTGCAGCATCTTCTGTAGTTCGTTTGCCTGAGCAAATGTAATCTGATCGACATTGCCGAAGTTAAACGGCATAAGCACTTGATTCGGATTACCGTTTGTCAGGATAGTCTTTCCGGGTCGAACCTTGAGCTGGTGCCCACGAGGAACAGCAGCCGCGTCCATAGCCATCATCGGGTGGGTGGTGTAGGCTAGAGCGTCTATCCGCGCCCGTATCTCAGTGTCGAGGGCTTTTTGAGACATATAGCCCTTCTCACACACACCTCTTCCCCAGAACCGATCAGGAACAACATCCCACTTAAATGCAACAACCGGACGATCCCTGCACATATATGGTGACTCAACAGCCTTGAGTAGTGTTCCTTCGTTGATGAGGATAACGATAGCCTCAGTGTATAGGGCATCCTTATCCGCTACTGTTGCGCCAGTAGCTACCAACATCTCGGTGGGTACTAACCCGAAATACTTTATCAACCTAACCTTATCCTCACCTTCGTGCCAGAGGGTAGGGTCAGCGTCTATGTCGTGATCGCTCGGTGAAACATCCACATGAGCGTCTGGGTCGTAAATACCGTCAGCTTGTCCTTGCTCAATAGTATAGAGAGAGACATGGCTATCAATGATGCAGCCCATTGCATCCTCAACAGTCGTAGCTAGCGGGTCAATGAGGAAGTTACGGGGCTGGACAGGGTTAAGTTTAACCATCGTCCTTTCGCCCTTGAATACCCCTATCTCTTTCATCTGCCCGTCAAGTATAGGTTGACTACCCGGAGTGTAGGTTTTCTCCATATCAAGGTAGATTTCCCCAATACCTGTGCCGAATACTGCGGCGTTAATCAGGGCTTCACCTATAGAGGAACGGATACGCGCAGCCTCGAAGTCTTCCGTGAGCTTGTTCTTCAGTAGCTCTACATCCTGACCTTCTTGGTCAGAGTAGTCATCACGGATGTCAAACAACGGGCCTTTGCCAAACGTAGCCTCTTCAATCTCAGCTACACTGCTTTCTACAGCCTGCTGTAGAGCTGGAGAGATGATCTGACTCCGTTCCGAGTCACGATCACTATCTTCCTTGCTCCAATAACCACGCCATAGCCGATAGTATTCATCGTGCCTCTCAGCGTAGTTTGTCTCGTAATGATCGCGCCAGTCATTGCGTTTGTTCATAACCCAATCGCTAAGGCTGTGCTCTGCAACGTAGTTCAGAAGAGAATCCATCAATATCCTGCCTTATTCATGCTAATATCCGGCCACGGCATCCAGCGGCTCCCATTCGTCCATTTCTTCGTCTCCCATCATGTACGGGAGGGTTACGAGCTGATCTACATACGACAAGGCATCTAGCATATCGTCATGCACCAGAGCAGACGGGAAGTTAGATGCTTCATCTACGAAGGCAATGTTCCAATCATCATTGCGCTTCAAATGGATGAGTCCGTTCTCCATCCTACCTTCCAAAGACCACAGTATCCTTGCGGTCTTTTTCTGGTTTCCGTGGCTCAGCAGTTCCAGTCGGAACAGCCGCGCCGTTCTACGCTGGATGTCCAGTAGGGGGGACATCACAGCTTGTTGTGCAATTCCTTTTTCTATACCGACCTTAATAGGTCGATATTTTTGCACCGCACGAAATATCTGTTCAGCAGTTTCGTCCAGTGTCCACCTGCCGTGGATAATCTCTTCCACATACCAGTGTCCGTCATCTGC